AAGATGCTGAAACTCATTTTAAAAGGAATAATCGAGATGAAACCAGATAAACAGAACTTCGGTGCTTCTTGGGGTGCAAGTCCGAACGGAGTTCAAGCACCTTTCCCACCAAAAGAAACATTAAATGCTTATGGTGAACATGCCTATCTTTACGCAGCTGTCACAAGAGTGTCAGAAGACTTGGCGGCGCTTCCCTTGGTTCTTACAAAAGGATCAGGAAAAGACAAACAGATCATTACCGATCATCCTGTTCTTGACTTGTTGAAACAACCGTCTTCAAATGTCGATGGTTATCTTTTTCGTCAACAAGTGGTAATGGACCTTATAATGAATGGTACGTTCTGGATACTCAAATTGGGAAAATCAGATATTCCTACTTCATTGATCCGTCTTCATCCTGAGGAAACAAAATTTGTAACCGATGACAAAAAAGGCTTGGTTGGTGTGATCAATACAAGTTACGGTCAATCGGTTGAGTATCCAATTGACCGGATCCTACTTGGTCGTGGTCCTACTTATGCAAAAGGTCCACAAAGTAATTACGGTACCCCTGTTGTGCAACCCCTCTATCAGGAGCTTCTTGCAGACGTCAACGCTATGATGCTTGCCAGTACTTCAAGCAAGTCAGGTCGGCCCGATGTTGTCATATCACCGAAATCAGAGGATGACATTTGGCCAAAGCAAACAAGAGACGAAATTATCAATAGCTATCAATCGATGGCCAAGGCTGGCGGCGTTATTGCTTTGTCTGGTCAAGCCAATATTGATATGTTGAACTTGACGCCAAAGGATATGGAGTATGAAAAGTCAAGAATCTTTGCGCGTCAAAGCATAAGTAGTGCGGTTGGGGTTCCGGGTAGTGTTCTTGGGTTGCCAAGTGCAAATTACGCTACAGCTCTTGAACAGAGGAAAACATACTGGACCAATCAAATGATGAAGGCTCGCAAGATTGACGTTGTGTTCACGCAGTTGGCCAAGTTGTACGATCCAACTCTTGAGATAAAACATTCTTTCGCTGATGTCGAGGCACTACAAAATAGAGATCAAGCCTTGCAAAGAATAAAGCTTCACATTGAAAATGGCATGAGTGTTTCAGATGCCTATGGCTACGAGGGCTTGGAAGATGCACCGTTCGGGCAAGATGATGAATCCGAACCACAACCGATTGACGAAGAGAGCAAGAATATTCTTTTGAAGTTGATAACCAAGAATAGCGAAGAGCGGGATCTCAAGTGGCGATCATGGATTGAACAAAGACAAGCACCCGCAGAAAAGCAGTTTTTAGATGCTTCTAAATTGTATCTTTCCAAAAGCAAAAAGTTAATCCTCAAAAAATTCAACCAACTGAAAACCAAGTCAATCATAACTATTCACGGTGATCCCCTACAATATTTTGAAAGAGATATATCACTAACGACTGACATGATCACACCTGACGAAAAAAGGGAGATCCTCCAGGACACAATGGGCCGAGTGTTTGAAAAGCAATTCAACCAAACCAATGAGAAAGAACTTGTCGATATCTATCAAAAGGCAAGACGTGATCTAGACATTGCACCAACCACAAACCCAGAAGTGATTGGCAACTTTCTTGAAACCATGAACAACAATCTCATGAGAACAACAATCAAAGAAGTCAACAAAGAGATCAATCGTGGTATCAATGAAGGTCTTTCGGTTAGTGAAATCAGATCCAAGATAAACAATTCAAAAGTGTTTGATATAGGCCGGGCCAAACGAATAGCAAGAACCGAAGCAACAAAATGTATTAATGCAGCTCAACTTAACGCAATGAACCAAGCAGAGAATGAAGGTATACCAATTCAAAAAGAATGGATAAGTGAAAGAGACGATTCTGTAAGGGAAGCGCATGAGGAACTTGACGGTCAAATTGTTAACGTCAATCAAAACTTTGTTGTTCCTGCTGGTGAATATGCTGGTGAACAGACCATGACGCCATGTCAGTTTGGTCTTGAAGCCTTAGATGTTAATTGCCGTTGTGTGGTTGTTTCAGATGTTCAAATACAAGAATAATATTTTGAAAATATAATTATATTGATATTTTTTTATTTATTTGGTATGTAGTAGTGAGGGCTTAACATGCAATTCAAGCAGATTCAGATCAAAAAATACAAAAAGCAAAGTGGCGACAAAGTAACGTTCATCGCCTCAACTGATGACGTAGATCGCTATTCAGATATCATAGATCAAAAAGGGTGGTTGTTAGATAACTACAAAAAAAATCCCGTGATTTTATTTAACCACAACTCCCAAGCCCTTCCGATCGGTCGTGGTTATCCAAGAGTTGAAAATGATAAACTGATGATCGATGTCGAGTTTGATATGGATGATGAACTTGGCGCCAAGATAGCCCGAAAAGTAAAGAATGGTTTCATGAGTGCAGTTTCGGTTGGCTTCAATCCGAAGAAGGCGATTGAAAGAAGTGATCTACCAACCGAACACCGATACTATGGCGAGCGGGGAATGTTCTTTGAACAAGCGGAATTGTTAGAAGTCTCAGTTGTAACCATTCCAGCGAACGCAGCTGCAATAGCCGCCAAGAGTTTGGATCTTGAATTACTCATTGCTAAATTGCTCACAATCACAAAAGACAAAACTGATTACGGTTTGAAGTCGAACGCAAAAGAAGCCATGGAAGTATTGAGTGAGGGAACACAAACCGCACTTAAGAACAAAGCCAAAGACCACAATAAAAAACATGGTGATGATCCGGCCAAGAAAATAACCAACTCAAATTACTTGGCTGTTTCCTATCATCGAGGTTTGGCCGCCTTTCACAATAATCCGGCATCAGTTCGCCCCGGAATGACTGACAATCAATGGGCCATGGCAAGAGTGAACGGTCTATTGTATGCTTTGAGAAATGGAAGATATCGATCTGGAAAGTTCGATGTTGATCTGTTACCGGCTGAACACCCAATAAAAAAACGGGAAAAGAAAATGAAAGAAGAAGACAAAGAAGAGAAAGCAGTTATTCAACTCGACGAAGATCAGATCCTTATGATCAAAGAAATGATTGAACAATTGAGAGGATCCGTTCGTGCTCATGGTGCACAAGCAGATATGTTAGAAGAAATGATTGACATGAAACAACCCGATCAAGAATCATATTATGAAGAAGATTCGGAAGAGGAATCAGAGGAAAAAGAAGAAAGGTATCTTGTCAAAAAAACCGACTTTCCCAAAAAAGGGGATGACGAAAAGATAAGCATGCGTAACTCAAACCACAAAAGTTTCCCGTTGAGTTATGCCAAAAGAATAAAATCTGATTATCCCGATATTTGGCGAGCCGGTGGAAACATTAAAGGGAATGCGCAATTTGCTATTTTGTCAAAGATACAAGATGAGAACAATGGTGTTCCTAAAACCAAAAGCCAAGAAGACGCAATTAAGTTGCGCGAAGCATGGGCGGCCCGCCACAAACAAGATTTTCGTTTGGCTGGTGTGGTTGCGCAAATGAAGTGGCTGGTGATCGGTGATCGTGGTTTGTCTCATATGAAAGACGTTATCAACGAAGAGATCAAGGAAGAGGGTGAAAAAAGTTTTAACATGGCCTTATTGGCTGAACTACTCAACAATGGAGAATAATCATGTCAAATGACAAATTGGCGAATGAGGCCCGACAGATAATTGACGGTATCCGCCGCCACCAGGTGAACAGTGAAAACAAACTCACTAACGTACAAAAGCAAGTAGCCGATCTGAAAGTTGCTATTCAAAAAATGACCGAAGCACAAGAAAAGCCGGTTGTGATTGAAGGTAAGAATGATGGTTTGAAACAATACGTTCGTGATGAGGGATTGCAGCTTTTCACACAACAACGATCCGTCAATATTCATGGATATGGAACAGTTCGGATCAAAGAAGAAGGTTTGATCGATACTGAGAAGAATCATTCCGAATGGCACCATGAACTTAAGCAAATTGTAACCAAGAAGAACTTGTTGAAAACTTTTTGTGCCCATACACCAAAAACAGATGCTGAGTTGATTCGTCATCTTGACAAAGCCCCTTCTTTCATGAAGTCCGCAATTCAAAAGAGTTTGTATGATAATCCCGGTCAAGGTGGCGATTTTATTCCCGATGAATTCCGGGACCAGTTGTATATGAGTTACAAGACACCGTCAATGCTTGCGGAACAATTTGAAGTGGTACCAACTCAATCAAACACAATCTTGATTCCAAGATTTGATAATCCCGGTGGTCGTCCTTACATTAAAGGCGCTTTGACTTCTGATACAGTAACAGACAATATCTTTACAGCATCAACTCCTACAACCGCCCAAGCAAGTATAGCGATCAAAGGCTTTGCAGCTCGTTATCGTGTTTCAAGTGATTTGATTGAAGATAGCGCAATTTCTATTTTGCCCTCCTTGCAACAATCTATCTTCCGTGATCTAACTGATGGCTATGAAGATTGTATGTTGAATGGTGATACAAGTGGAACACATGCCGATGATATTGCTAACTGGAATATTCGATCTCGTTGGGGGACTTCGCCCGCTCTTGGAGGATCTTCTGATCACCGTCGCAACTTTAAAGGTCTTAGAAAGTTAGCATCTGATGCTTCAACAAGTGATATCGCTATTCTTGGCGGATCTGCAGTTACAGCCGATGATATTATATCTGGTTTGGCTTTGATGGCTGAGTACTCAAGCCAAGATATGATGTTAGTTACAAGTCCTGAAATGCTTTTAACTCTTCTAAAATTGGATGCAGTTCAAACCATTGATAAGTTTGGCCCGGCTGCCACAATTGTTACTGGATCTTTGGCTTCAATCTTTGGAATGCCTATTCTTGTAAGTCGTTACGTTGGTGCTGACTTGAATGTTAGTGGTCTTTTTGATAATGTTACTAAAACTAAGTCAGGTATCATTCTTGTGAATCGTGCATCTTACAAGCATTATCAACGCCGTGGAATCACAGTTGAAACACAACGTGATATCAATTCCGATTCTGTTTCCGTTGTCGCTACTTTGCGAAGAACATTCGCTAGTCCAGATCCAGCGTTAACAAAGAATGTTGCCTACCTTGCAAACTCCGAACCATTTAGCTAGACCATGGCTTTAGTGAGTGCATCAACATTGAGAGAATACTTGCCTGAGATCGCTGGTAACACTGCGATTGATGGCGAGCTTAATTCCTTGATAGCAAGGATCGAGGTAGGTGTAGCAAACTTCTTGGGTTTTCCCTTCAACGAAAGTTTGCTATCACCTACTCTCGAATCCACAACCTATACTTTTTATGTTGATGCACCTACTTACAATGACATATACACTCTTCAATTACCAATCTCACCTGTAACAAGTATTACAAGTATTCATGCCGACGGACTACGTGAATATGGTAGTGATACTCTGGTGGATGCTACTACTTATGATCTTGATCAAAAGTATGGAAGAGTAATTTTAAAACCTCAATCAGTGACCACCTATTTTGTTTCAGCCTATCGAGGAAATAAAGTTGTATGTACAGCTGGATTTGCTTCAGCACCTTCAGATCTGGAACATGCAATTTGTGTCTTGGCCTCGATGGCACAACGAAACAAGACAAACCAAGGAAAAGAATCATTGACTTCAAGAAACGGATCGATCAAACTCACCCCAAAAAATATGCCATTGGAGGTCAAAGAGTTTTTGCGACCATATAGATCACCAACTTCTATCTTTTAGGTGATTCATGAAGTTAAAAGATTTTATCAAAAGATTATTCAAACGCTCCGATCAGTTGGATGATGAGTTACACAAGAAACTGTCTTTCATATCTAGAAGGCTTGAAGATCGGGCCAAACTTAACGCTACAATTGATCCAAGAAAAAGAACCGGTCGGTTGTATGATTCAATCACAACAAAGAGAAAGAAAGAAGCCAGAGGAACATCTATCACTTTGATAGCCGGATCTTCATCTGTTAATTACGCTGGTTATGTTGAGTTTGGTACCTCAAGAATTTATCCAAGATTGTATCTATCAAGAGCACAAAAACAAGTTGATGAAACATTACCAGGTGAGCTAAAGCGATTGGCTACCATTTATTTGAGGGCTATCTAACATGGCCGATAGTCGAATAGTAAAGATCCACAAAAAAATAGCCGAGTTGGTATCCGCCAACTTTAGTGCTGGCCATTCTGAACTTGACTTTTCAAACCGTGGATTTAGATTTGTACAACTTGACAATATCATGATCCCGTCAGTTGGAATCAAGTTTGTTGACAGCCTCGAAGAGAACACAAACGTAACACTTGGCCGATATCGTGGAACTGCAATATTTGAGGTCTATGCTTTTTGCGGTGGAACAACCAATGAAGCAAGAACCGATACAGCTCTGAATGCTTGTTCAGATATGATCAAAGCCATAACTGCAAACCGTCAATTGAGTTTGGGAGCAGATGTTGATGATGTAATGTGTGATTTTATGTCAATTGATGGTGATGTTCTTGGCGTTGATGGTGTTGGAATTGGTTACATACGTGTTAAGGTATTTTATCAAAGTGATGATGGTGCATAATGACATGGTATGATTCAAATTTTAAAAGGCGGTATCCGATCACGGTCAATGTTCTTGGCGGTGCTGAGACTTCTGGAAGTCATGATATTGAAGTCGTGTTTCCTTCCGATTGGGATGACTTTTGGCAAAATATACGTTCAGATGGCTTTGATATTGTTCTCGCGGATAGTATGGGTACGCTACAAAATTTCAGAAGAACCACATTCAACTTTGCAAATCGCGAGTTAACTTTAGCCGGTGATTCGATTACATTCGCAAACCAGAATAGTATGAATCTTGTTTATGTCTATTTTAACAATCCCGACCAATCAAGTGATCTATCAAGTGCATTCTCACCGAGTTCACCAAAGACTGGTAAGATATATCTCAATGCACCGGCCAACCGAATAGTAACACAACCAAGCCAAAGAACAGGAACAACCACTCCCAACTTTGTCTTTCAAAAATCATCTGATGATGAAATTTACATTTGGTTCAGAGTGGCCTCTTTGTTGGCTTCAAGAATCGCACCGTACAACGACAAACTTGACTTTGAATCTTTGGATTTTGTAAAGATACAATCTCTTGATTCAACTGGAACGAATGATACTGGTCGTTACAATGATGCACTAACCGCATTCATCCCGGGCTATGTTGGTGTGAACGTCAAAGCGGGTTCAAACAATACAGATTATACTGTGGTTTGTGAGATTAGAACAGTTGCAACTGGACCATACAACCAGACAATAAGTTTGCGGTGTTTATTGCAAACCCGAGATCTATTACCAATTTAGGAGAATAAAAAATGGCTATTCAATTTGGAAGGAACGCCTTTGTCAATGTAAGCAATACACCTGAGTCAACTTATGGAAGCAATGCGGGTGCTACTTATGACGTATACAACAGAATCTTTTCTTGTTCATTACAAAGAACACAAACCAGAGAACAGGTAACACACCTATCAACTTCTGACGGTGCTTTCAGTCGTGCGCAATTTGCTGTTGCAACCGAAGTATCTGGAACGGTTGAAATGCCTTTGATGTATGAAGGATCTGGTGTTTGGTTAGCTTATGCACTTGGTTCTTCAAGCTCAACCGGTGGATCTGCACCGCATACACATACTTATTCAGCAGATACTACCAACCTTGCATCTTTTTGTTTGAAGTTTCAAAGGGGTACTGGTGGTCATGAGGAATTCAAAGGATTAATGGTTTCTTCAATGACTATATCTTGTGCAGCTGGCGAAGAGGCTCGGATAAGTTGTGATTTGATAGGACAAGATTCAGCTACAAGAAATGCGTCGTCACTACCTTCTTCCTTTGGAACAGGGGCGCAAGTACTTCATAATCAATGTGATGCTAGTGCTTTACGCTATACACCTGATGGCGGATCATTGCAACAATTCACTCTTCGATCTTTTGAGTTCACGTTAGATAACAAACTCGAAGATAGGCGAACACTTGGATCACTACTTACTTCCTCACCGGCTGTCACTGATATTCGTGATGTTACCGTATCTTGTGTAGCCGATCTTGAAGATGAAACAATATACAATCATCAACTTGACGGAACAACTGGTGTTCTTTCGATACAGTACACAAGCGGAACAGATCAATTTATTATTATCTTGAATAATGCTGTTTGCATGGAGTATAGCGACGAAGTGAACACGGTCGGCCGCTTGGAACGCAGTTTTACCTTTAAAGGATTGGCGGCCGCTACTGGATCCGGTGAAGCTTGTGAAATTCAAGTAATCAACGGTGATAGTTCAGCTGTTAGTAATTAAAAATAAATAAATAAATATATTAAATTATTTATCTATAACTTATGTTCCTTTTATGAGTGAGATCTAAATGAAAGACATATTACAGAAAATTATAACAAATTCAAGATGGACATATCCGGTTTTTGATGGTCAAATTATCATCGAGGGTCGGATCTTGTCGCCACAAGAAGCCGAGATCTGTGGGTTAAGTTCCGCACTGATCGCCAAGTCAATCATGAGTGAACAGCACCTTAAAGACTTGGCCCGCTTGCAAGTCAAGGAAGAGATCAAGGAAGAGGATGAATTCGAAGAGGTCATGAGACTACTCCAGGGCTTTGATCCTGATAAGATCCTTGAAATGGCTGAGAGTCAAGATAAGATCCTTGTGAACTGTGTAAGAAGAGCATCAACTGACAAAGGTGTCAAGTGGCAAGACTTCAGATTGGTCCTGGAGGAGTCAAAGCAATCAGCCATACAAAATAGATTGTGGGTTGGTATGCTACCAGACAAAGACCGAAAAGCAATGATCGATCTTTGTATGCAAGGCCACAAAAAAGCAGATGAAGCAATCAGGAGGTCACTTTGAATCGGATAAAGAAATGTTTCAGATCTATAATTCTCTTTCAAGGGCTTATGGTTGTCTACCTTCTGATCTGCTTGGGTTGAGTTGGCATGAGCTACTTTTCAATCTTCAATGCTTGCAGGTAAGATCTGATCACCTGCAAAAGATGATGAAGCAAAGTAACCGAAAAAAGGCTATGTTGTTTCCAGTGATATCAATGACCGATCTTGTTGATATTTTGTAAGGTGTAAAGATGGCAAATGTTGTTA